CACAACCCAGCTTCAACTTCTTCCAGATGACTTCGCCCACAACGACGGCGTTGATAGGATCACTGGCACAGGCTGGAGCGACTTTTGCTTCATTAACGGTTGGCACAGGTGCCACTCTGAACACGACTGTCGGTAGTGGAGCTATCGCCGCACGGCAGATGGTGAATGGCGGCGACACTATCGTATGTCAACGCGCAACTGATGCAGCCTCAACAGGACAGTTCATCCGTTTCATTGACGCTGCCAACCTGAACACGATCTTCCAAGTGGGCATGAGTGGTGATACCTTATCACTTGGAAACATCAAGGGCAACACTCTTCAGACGAGTCAATTCACTGTAGCCAATTTGGCGGGCATTCCGAACGTGCAAACTGGGCATCGAGCATTTGTGACGGACTGCAACACTGCTGTGTTCAATGCTCCAGTAGCGGCTGGTGGATCTAACAAGGTGCCAGTATTCTACAATGGTACTGGCTGGATGGTAGGCTAGAAGGAACTTCAATCGATGGCAACTGTACCCGACCTGTCTGGCAACATTCCCATGAATGCGCCCAACGTTGACAAGCACCTCTCTGAGTACATGAACAGTGGTGCCATCATCACAGGCTCCATCAGTGTATCGACTGCGAATGGTCTCACGTTGCCGCCTGGGCAACTCGGCAACGGCATGACGCTGTTGGCTGATCCCACGAACACGGGCATCATCTACGTCGGCGCTGTCGGTGTCACTGTGGCCTCTGGCTATCCACTCAGTGCTGGACAGTCGGTGACACTTGAAGTGCCCGACGCGTCACAGATTGGCTACAAGGCTACGGTGTCTGGTGACAAGCTCAAGTACACAGGGAACTGAACGTGGCAACTCCTGACTTCGCATTCCGACGGCTCGAGAAGTTCCGCTTCGGCGTGGTCGCTGACAACGTTTGCTCGAACGCGTACGAGTACCGCTACGGCACTGCTGACGCCGAGGCGATGTGTGCAATGGACATGAGTGCTGTCCGCATCCCTGTTGACGTGTCCGAGGTCGTGTTGGGTCTCCCATGCAGCTACGCAACCGGCTTGTCTGACTCAGGACGCGTGGCCCACGGTTTCAAGAAGCTCGATGCCGCTGTGGAACTGTTCAATGATCACGGCCTCGCTGTTGAGATCGCCAGCTTCGTCAGCAACGCAGTCGTGGCACAGGGTACGCAGAGTGTTGAGTACGCGCTCACGTCAGCGAACATTGCACTCGCGCAGCGGTACGTGCCTGAATACCCGTACGACATGCTGTTCCTTGGCCTCTACAACGAACCACGGATGACTGCTGATGAGTGGAATGACTTTGCGCCACGTCTCGCCGCGAACACGAGATCAGTAGCGCGCAACACGACGTTCCTCATTGGCCCCATTGGCTTCAACAAGACGGCGAACCTTCCTGCATTCCACACGCTGACTGATCCCAACATCATCTACGTGATGCACCACTACGATCCTGCGCGTCTCACCAATCAGGGACAGCCTGGTGTCAAGCCGAACCCTGACTACCACTACCCGCGTCCGGTGCCGGGTGGTGATCCAACAGAGATGTCACGCGCCAAGATGCTGGCGATCATTGACCAAGGCATCAACTGGGCAGCGGCGAACAACGTGCCGTTCATCATGGAAGAGTACGGCTGTACGAACAAAGTCGCTGACGCCGCGAGTCGTGACGCGTGGGTGCGTGACGTGTCGCAGTACGCCGACAGTCGCGGTCTCGGTCGCTTGTGGTGGTCGTGGAGCAGCCGCGAGTTCGGCATCAACCCACACGGCAAGGGACTTGATACACATCTGCAATCGTTGATGACAGAGTGGCCAACACTGAGGGACGATGGCACGAACGTACAAGATCGTTGAGGGTTCACTCCACGACCGCTTCCAGCGTGCGCGTGGCAAGGTGCAGATCTTCGCTGGTGGCTTCGGCAATGGTAAGACCACGGCTGCTGTCATCAAGGCTCTGCAACTCGCCAAGGCGTACCCAGGTTGCAACGGTCTCGTGGCACGATCAACGTTCCCTCGCCTCAACGCGACGATCCGCAAGGAGTTCGTCGTGTGGTGCCCGAAGTCATGGATCAAGCGAGATGTCAACTCGAGAGAGAACCTGATCGAGTTGAACAACGGCTCAGTGATCAACTTCAGTCACATCGCACAGAGTGGGAAGCTCGCGGAGAGTACCACGTCGAACCTGTTGTCAGCGACGTACGACTGGATTGTCATTGACCAGATCGAGGACCCGGAGATCACAGAGAAGGACTTTGATGACCTGCTTGGGCGACTGAGAGGACAGACGACGTACCAAGGTGACGACGAGACAATGCCGACCAGTGGTCCGCGTTGGATGGTCCTCATGTGTAACCCAACACGCAACTGGGTCTACCGCCGACTGGTCAAGCCACTACAAGACCGTGAACACGGCATGACCAACTCGAACGAGATGGTTGATGAGGAGACAGGTGAGCCACTCGTGCAACTGTTCGAGGGATCGACGTACGAGAACGCTGACAACCTGCCTGCTGACTTCATCCGCGCTCTTGAGTCCGCGTACAAAGGACAGATGCGCGAGAGGTTCCTCAACGGACTGTGGGGCGCGTACGAGGGCCTGGTCTATCCACAGTACAACCCAACGGTCCACGTCATCGAACACGAGTCGATGATTGAATACTACGACGACCTCTGCACTCGTGGCTTCGTTCCGCCTATCGTAGAGGCGTACGATCACGGCCTTGCAGTCCCCGCGTGCTACGCAATCGGCTTCGTCGATGACAGTGGCAACGTGAGCGTCCTCGATGGCTTCTACGAGAAAGAGAAGACCATCAATGAACTGGCGACGATGATCAAGGCCACGAGGGAACGGTACGGGTTGATCCAGGATGACGCGGAGACAGGGCCACGCATCCTCGCTGATCCATCAATCTTCAGGCGCACGACGGGCAACACGCGGACAGTTGGCACAACGGTGTCAGGACTCTTCCGTGAACAGAAGATCCAGATGATCCGTGGCAACAATGACATCATGAATGGGATCGCGAAGGTGCAAGCGTACCTGAGTACGGACCTGTTCCACATCAATCCTTACACACTCGGCGTTGGCTCCCCTCGTCTGTTCTTCTCCAACAAGTGCGACTGGGTGGACCGTGAGATCGTTGACTACTACTGGAAGAAGAACAGTGCTGGTGACTACGAGGACGTGCCATCAGACAACAATGACCACGCGATGGACATGCTCAAGTACCTGCTGACGAACAGACCACGCGTCGCCATCCGAATTGAGCGTCCGCCGCCAGTGCCACGCAAGTACCTGTCATGGCGTGAACGTGACATCGCAACAGCCGACGCGAGAGGCCACAGGTATGGACGATAGTCAAGACAACGCGGCCATCTCTGGCAACCCTGATCTACAAGACTCGCTCCGTCTCGGTGGCGTACCAACGGGAGGCGTCCCCGCGCCTGTCAACAACGCACCAATGTACCGCGTCATGGGTGACACGAAGTTGCCCGTTGCCAAGTCGTACGGCAAGCTGTGGAAGTCACGCGTTGACCAGGCTTGTGCAGCGCGTCGTGACATCGAGGCGTGTTGGTCGGAGGCGATCAGGTACTACGAGAACGATCAACTGTCTCATCGTCAGAGCAAGTACGACCGTGGTGGCAACACACGTGGCGCGCGGACGCTTGGCACCAACTGGCTAGAGACAGAGAACGTCGTGTTCTCCAATGCCATCACCATTCTGCCCATGCTGTACAGCAAGAACCCCGCGATTGAGGTGACTGCTGCGAGTGATGACCAAGAGGACTTCGCTGTTGCAGTGGAGCACGTCGTCAACACGCTGATGAACATGAAAGAAGCGCCTGGCATCAGTCTCAAGTCGAAGTCGCGGCGTGGTGTGTTGAGTGCGCTGTTGACCAACAACGCGTACCTGAAGATCGGGTGGGTGCAGAAGCAGGACAGCAGTCAGGCAGCGATCTCGCAGTTACAAGACTTGACGCGTGAGTTGAACGACGCGAAGGACGCCAACGCGATCAGGGAGACTGAAGGCAAGATCACCGGCCTAATGGAGAAGCTGTCACTCCTCGAGCCGAGTGGACCGACGATGAAGCTCGTCTCACCCTTCCGCATGTACGTTGACCCCACTGCGAAGGAGCCTGATCACAGTGATGCGAATTGGATGGCAGAGTACGACTTCCTGCCAACATCGTACATCCGTGCGGTGTACGGAAAGCCGGGTGACAACGAGAACAGCGTCGTCTCTGTGTACGAGCCCACTCACGTGTTGAACGCGAACTCGTCAGTCGAGACCAATGATGAGCAAGTGAACACCTTCAGCCTCATCAACCAGACGCCGAACGACGACGCCTCGATCTACGGCTACAAGGACAACAACGCGTTCATCGCTGCACAGTACACCAAGG